AGGATAATAATGTTTAACTCTAATACCGCCGGATGTTGATGCACCTGATCCAGACTCATTAGATGACATAGTTATAGTTAATGTAGTATCAGTGGGTATTGATGTTACCATAAATTTTACATCGTCAAAATCACCAGATCCAAAATTAGAATTAGTAATAGATGTAAAGTTATCACATAATATAATATCACCTGCATTTATATTATGTGCAGATGCAAAAGTTACAGTTACAACAGCTGATCCGTTAGTTGTAGAAAAAGCTGATGTTAAAGTTGTTGTAGTTTTAATAGGGTGTATGTCATAAAAAATACCACCAGAGTATGCGTATAAAATTCTATTAGTTCCTAATGCAGCGTACTTAATACCTGATGCATTAAC